TTTTTTTATATTTGTAAAATTACGTGTGTAAGACGCAAAACAACAAATCCAATACCGGGTAGCTTGATAATGTTCAAGAAAGATAGAAAACAGTTACGGATTGGAATTAGTCCAGGATGAAGTAAAAGCCATTGCCCGTGGGTTTAGTGGGCCAGAGTCTTTGCTTATCGGATTCGGTTCGAGTACGGAGATCAAAATTCTGAAGGAGGGTTTGCTCTAGACTTGGTAAGTCTGAGACCTTCATAGGTTTCGATTCAAACGACTTGAGTGGTCGTCTGTATAGCTCGAGGTCCTCGTCGGGATACTTCGGAACTACATTCCATGAGTTTACAAAGAACGTAAACGCATCGACGCAGGAGTGATACACTTCTGCAGAGCAGCCCATTGCGGCGTTGATAATACCAACGCAGGCGGCAGCGGTTGCTTCGACGGTTCTAGGCCGTTCAGGGTAAAGTAGGTGAGCTAGTAATTCAGCAGGATCTCGGTAGGCTAGTCCTTCGCGGTTGCGATACGATAATACTTCTATGTCAGAGAGGTCTCCGATTGAGGTTTTATCAGTAGATAGGACAGCGTTGAAGCGAGAGAGTGCTTCTTTAGCTAGTCGGGGGAGGAAGATGGAGGGGGTGACGATCTCGGGAAAGGTAGTGACAGAGTCATCTCCTTGAAAGAGAGCGACGAACGATTTGGACATGATATTGATGCCAGAAGCGGACAAACAGGTGAGTAGCATGACGCAGTTGACGAAAGAGTCAAGAAGTTGCGTTTGCTGGAAGCCAGAAGCGATCCCATTGAATTTCCATTCATATAGGTTTCCGGATTCAGCCAGGATAGGCGTGTGTTTGATAGCATTGGTCATCCAGTCCCAGAGGTTCTGAATTTTCCATTCTTCGGTTGTCGATCGGGTATAATCATGAGTGTCAGACATTGACGGCTCGTAGCCTTGGTCAAAGTCGAAGTATGAACGCCAAATTTGGTGTACATCATCGATGACTTCATGAAGTGCCTTGTGGTCGAAGCCGCTCCAGTCAGCAGAGAGTGCTGTCATGAAGGGTGTCTTCGAAAGACGTTTGACAAGTTTGGTCCATCCGCCTCGGATAGTTTCAAAGCCCCATAGTAAGGGTGAGTCTTTGACTTTATCATTGAGGTACTCCTTTTGGAGATTCCAGATAAACATATTCTCGACCATGAGGAGGAGTTTTGGTACTCCAAATACGGCGCGAATTTTGTCGGGTTTGTCTTGTTGGACAAGGTGTGATCGGTTGTGCAAGGTGTTGAATTCGTAGGGAATAGGGTTACCATTCTCGTCCCAGAAAGGGGCCATGCCATACTTGATGGAATGAACGTGGATTCGGTTAGCATGAAAGATCTCGTTGTAGAGATTGTGAAAATTCACTTTCTCGTTGTCGATTTCGCCTTCGGCTTGTTTTTGTCTAACATAGTCATACCAGTACTTCGAGTGAGCGTAGGGTGCTTCAGCGGAGGTGGAAATGGTCCATGGGTAGTAGCGGAGGTCAGGAAATGCGATCGGTTTGAGGCGTCTTGTTGGTCGGAAGAGCTTCTCGGTCAGAGTGAGTGCACGTCTGTAATGGATGTCACGTTTCACAGGGTGATACGGTTGATCCGTTTTGAGGAAGTCTTGTTCTCCAGCGCGGTCGGAAGTTTGCGATCTGCGGTAGCCGTTGATTGCTCGATTAGCGAGTTCAGGTTGGCACCATTTGCGGATAGCCTTCTTTATTACCTTAGCGATTTCGTCTTGTTGACGTTTTTGGAAACGGTCAATAAAGCGTCTTCGGTGTCGGTTTTGCGGTTGGCGGCCATGACGGATGAGGTTCATGTCTTGCATTGTGAGTTTGAGCTTTGTGTAGAGGCTTGTTTCGATTTGGTTTTGACCCTGTTCGAGTTCAGGAAAAGAAATTGAGCGACTTAAC